GTTTCCGCGAAGGTGATCAAGACGGTCTACGACACGCTCAAAGAAAAATACAAGTCAATTACGGTCGGCTCGGCCCGGAGCAAAATGGGCGAAACCCTGGCGGCGATCAAAGAGGAAATCCGCGTGCTTGGCGTGGAAACCACCACGGCGATAGAGCAGACGGCCAACGCGATTATGATGGCCGTGGCCGCGCAGTATTCCTCCGGGGACTATCTGGCGACATATATCAAACAACTAAGCGACAGCGTGGACTTCCGCTTTTTCTCCACAAAGCAGGAAATAGACGCTTTGACCGGCGAAATGACCGGCAACCAGAACCTGCTGGAGGAGTATATCCGCTTCCAGGGGGCGTTGATTGAATTGGGGCGCGTGGGGAACGCCTTTAGTGCGCAGCTTGACAACGGGCGGCTGGCCTTCCTGGAAAACGGGAACCCCATCGCCTATGTGAGCAATCAAAAGCTGTGGATTACCGACGCGCAAGTGCTCAACCAGTTTCGGATCGGCAAGTGGATGTGGACGTCGCAGAGCAGCGACAACCTGATTTTAGCATGGGTGGGAGGTGTATAAATGGCCTTATATACCACTATTTCCGTTTCGCCGTCTTCGCGGGAGATCAACGACAGCAACCGCTTCACCGTCACAATCAATTTCTCCAGCACCGCCAGCCGCCTGAACGACACGCGGGTGGAGGTCGCCGGGCAGACCTACAACATCGGCATGGTGACGGCGAGCTCCTTCACCTGGACGCCGCCGCTTTCGCTGCTGAACGCCATGCCGAGCCTGAGCTCCGCGACGGTTGTAATCAGCGGCCAGCCCGCGAACAGCAACAATACGAGCCTGGTGGGCCGGATCAGTACCTATTGTACAGTGACCGTCCCGGCGAGCTATGTGCCCACCGCGCCCACTGGCGTCACGCTAACCCGCGTGGATAACGGCGTCCCCCCGGCCTGGGGCGTCTACGTGCAGAACAAAAGCAGGTTGAACGTCTCCTGGGCGGCGGCCTCCGGCACAGGCGGCGCGACGATTAGCCAGTACCGTATCTACACCGACACCGGCTCGGGCTACTACACCGCGACCAGCACGTCCATCGCGAACCTTGGCCCCTTCACAGCCGGGATGAAAAATGTAACCGTCGTCGCGGTGGACAGCCGGGGCCGAACGGCTACATCGGCGGGCGTCGCTTACGAAGTGCTGCCCTATACTGTGCCTGCGGTTTCGGCGCAAAAGGTTGACCGATGTACTGTCGCCGGGGTCGTGGATAACTTGGGTACGCACATGAAGGCGAATGTGACCTGGGCCTTCGCATCCGTGGGCGGCAAGAATAGCGCGTCCGCGACCTTCGCGCATAAGCCCACCAGCAGCGGCTCGTATTCCGCTGAAACGGCTATCGGGCAGTCCACCCCTGTGATCTTCGGAGGCTCCTTTTCCTCGACGGTCGCTTACCACGTGCGCTTTACCGTCACAGACGCGCTGGGCAGCGTCACCACCTACATCGCTACCGTGGAGAGCTTAAAGATCGCGCTGGAGTTCGAGAGCAACTGCGGCAGGATGTGGGCGCGCTGCCCCACGACCTTTACAAACACGCTTGCGGTGGACGGGGCCGCCACGTTCAACAACCTGATCACCTCTGGCGGCAACAGCCATCTCAATATCAATGGTCTGTCGTATATCTCCCTGCGCACCGGCAACACCGAGCGCGGTTATTTCCACAGCGGGGGGCTGCACGTATTTGGCACGGTTAGCTGCACGAACCTGAGCGTGACCAATCCGCCGTGGCCGTCGCTCCCGACAAACCCCACGTTCGATAATATCTACTGCAATAACCTGACCGCCTACAACCTTATATCCTCTGGTGCCAGCAGCCACTTATATCTACGGGGCGCGTCTTATCTGTCCTTCCAAACCGGCACCACAGAGCGCGGCTATTTTCATAGCGGTGGGCTGATTGTTCACGGCAGAGTAGAGTGCGCGAACCTTACTGTGACCAACCCGCCCTGGCCGACCAGCGTCACCCTGCCCAGTAGTCCCAGCTTTTCCGGCACGGTTTACGGCAACAGCTTTCATGCCTATGCAGACAGCCCCGGCTACGCCATAAACAGCTATTCCATGGTGAACATCGTGAGCAGCATGTCACGGTTCAATTACGGCCTGCGCTCTATTTATGATTCTGCTGTCCACGGGGCGAGCCGCGTGAGCTTCCGCATCGGCGACACTGAGCGCGCCTATGTAACCACAAGCGGCGTCGCCAGCAACTCGGAGGCCGAGCATAAAAGTGACATCCGCGACGCAGGCTCCGCGCTCTCTATTATAAAAGAAGCCCGGCTGTATCAATACCGCTACACGGCCCCGCCGACCGAAAGCCCGACCCTGGCCGCGCAGGCCCTGGAGGACGGTGAGATTGCGCCCGCCGGGCGCGAGCCCATCCGCGTGCCCGCGCCCGCGCCGCCTGCGCCGGAGCTATCTCCCGAACGCCTGGGCTTCGTGATCGGCGAGGGTTACTCCCCGCCGCCTGATTGCGTCCTGGCCGAGGACGGGCGGGGCGTGAACCTATACGCTATGGCCTCCGTCTGCTGGCGGGGGCTGCAAGAACTGCTTGCGCGGGTAGACGCGCTGGAAAGGAGATGATCCCATGGAAGAACGCATTCAAGCGGAGCTCGTGAAATTGGGCCAACAGAAGGAGCAGGCCCTGGCCCAACTGAACGCCATTTTGGGCGCGGAACAGGCCCTGCGGCAACTGCTGGAGCCGGAAAAGGAGGCCGAGAACTCGTGAAATTTATCAACCTGAAAATGCGCGACAGCCCCCGGCTCCAGCATTATGCCGGGCAGCGCGGCGACCACCGCATGGTGAAGCTCGTTGTCCCCCTGCCGAAAGAGCGCCTGCGGGAGATTCAATCCTGCGTGGCGCTCTTTTCCTGTGATGACCAACTGGTGCTTTCACCCATTATCCTCTCTGGCGATTCCGGCGACTGCTATATCCGCGACGGCAAGGCGCACATCGTGCTCTGGCAGCGCCTCACGCAATGCTGGGTGCTGCGGGTGCAGCTGGAATGCTTCGGCGACTTCGACGGAAAGCAGTTCATAGACCGCACAGAAATCTCCGAGAAAATCGTATTCGGTGCTTCCCTGGCCGACAGCGCCGACGCCCTAGCCGAGCTCGACACCCAGCCCAACGCCATCGCCCAACTGCTGGAGGCCATGCACCGCCACGGCAACATGACCGTGCTGGAGGAGCTTGGCGACCTGGCCGGGGAGCTAACCTATCACGGCGAACGGCTCGCTACGGATGCGCTCACCAACACCGAAATCAACAATTTAATCAACCAGGCGCTCGCTGCGCTTGGCTAGAAGGGAGTACTTCATTATGGCAAAAAGACTTGACGACCAAGGGCTTTTGTACCTGCTCAGTAAATTGCTGCTCATGTTCGTGCGCAGCGAACCGGGCAAGGGCCTGAGCCAAAACGACTTGACCGACAGCCTGAAAAACATGATTTTGAATCAGTTCGATGGCACCTGGGCTTCGCTTTCCGGCAAGCCCACCGCTGTGTCCGCTTGGACAAACGACGTGAACTATCAGACGGCCTTGCAAGTGTCCACGTCGATTTCGACTGCGCTCACGGCCAGCGGCTTCCAGACCGCGCCCCAGGTGGAGGCCCTCATTGAGGCCGCCTTATCCACCCTCGACACCGACATCTTCATTGTGGTTGAAACCCTGCCCTCGCCCTCGATTGCCAATCCCAACAAGATTTATCTGGCTCCCAAGCCGGGCGGCGCGGAGGGTATGGACGAGTGGGTGGTGATCGGCGGCGCTTGGGAGCGCGTCGGCTCCGTGGAGGTCGATCTCGAAGGCTACTTCAACGAGGATAACCTGGTGCCCATCACCAACTCGGAAATCGACGGCATGATCGCCTCGCTGACGCCGTAGTGAAGGAGGTGTTCTCCTTGGCAAAGTTTCTTGATTATCAAGGGTTGTCGCGAGTGCTGGAGGGCCTTTGGCAGAAGATCAACCATAAGATTTCGACTATCTCCCTAATCCCCGGCCCGCCCGGCCCCCAAGGCGCGAAAGGCGACACTGGAAATACTGGGGCGACCGGGGCGACTGGTTTCCAGGGCAATCCCGGCGCAACCGGCGCGGCGGGCGCAAAGGGCGTCGCATTCTACGGCTGGAGCACCGCCGCAAACCTGACGAATATCTCGTCCATCTTCGGCATGGTGGTGGGTGACTTCGTGGTGAACACCGGCACGGCCACGCGCACCATGCTTGGAGTGTCCACGGATATTGGCGGGGTTGTTTTCGCTACATCCGCAACGGCTGGAACGGCGGCGGGGAGTATCCGGGGTGTCGCCGGAGCTACAGGACAAACCGGCGCAATCGGCGCGACAGGCTCCCAAGGGCCGCAGGGCAACCCCGGCGCAACCGGCGCGACAGGCGCGGCGGGAGCGAAAGGCACGTCATTTTACGGCTGGAGCACCGCCGCGAACCTGACCAATATCTCCTCGATCTCCGGAATGGTGATCGGCGATTACGTCGTGAACAACACCACCGCCACGCGCACCATGCTCGGCGTGTCAACGGTGATCGGCGGGGTCGTGCGCTCCACGTCGGCCACGGCTGGCACGGCGGCGGGGAACATCATGGGCTACACACCGCCCACGACCGGCCCCCTGGCCAACATGAACTTGACCGATGCCGTTGCGTATATCAACCAGCTTTTGAGCGGCCAGTACAAGGACATCACGCTCAACGTGAACACAGTTAGGGTGGTGGTGCCGTAATGCCTATTATGCACGGAGCGGAGAGCCTGCTTGCCCTGTGTGAGCACGGCCCAAACACCGACCCCCGCCACAAGCACGTCATTTCTGGCGGCGGGATATTGAACTCGGCGGGCTCGACCCTTACAACGGCGGGCTTCATGATTCCGACCGTCACGTCCGGCTATTTTTACAGCGGCGAAACGATCTCCACAAACTATTTCGCCAACGGTGTGCGGGTTGTTGTGCCCAAAGCGGGCTGCCGCCCGCGCACACAGAAAGTCAACGGGAGCTATATTTGGCACAGCGGCACGGCGGGCACCGCTTACATCAACCGTTTCATTGATGGCGAGGTGTGGGTTGCGGGCTCGCCCTACAGCCGCAGCGGGGCGCAAATCAGCCACAGAACAACAGGCACGACCAGGCCGCGAGGCATCCGCTACCTTTTCGTCCAGGTGGTCGGCGGCGGTGGCGGCGGCAGTTATCGCGGGCTTGGGGCCGGGACACGCGGCGCGGGCGGCAGCAGCGCCATCGGCGTTTGCATGATCAAATTGCCCCTGGAAGGCTACGCCACGCTGGTGGTCGGCGGCGCGGGTGCGGGCAGCGGAGGGTTGATGGGCGACGGCAATCCCGGAGGTGATTCCAAAATCACCTGCGGGAATTTTCATCTCACGGCCGGGGGCGGCAAAGCCGGGAAGTATGCGGTCTTAGGCGGTTCCGGCGGCGCGGCGGGCACCATTGCCACCAGCGGCGACAACGGCGATGGCCGGATTATCATCTCCAGCGACGGCAACGCGGGCTCCCGTGACGCTCCCGGCTATTCGGCGGGTGTGGGCTATACGGACTGGGCACCCGAAGGCGGGACTTCAAACTGGGTTAGCGCCATGGGCGGCTACGGCGGCAACAACGCCTATGACGCGGGCAGCCCCGGCGTGATTGGTGATGTGATTATATCCTACTAAAAATGTAATGGAGTGTGAAAGAGATGTTTTTGAAGCCCGATAAAGTTATAACCCTGCCCGTGGGCGGCAAGACCCTCGCGGTCAAGCAGAAGATCATCCCCGATAGCCTCCGGGCCGAGAAGGACGTGGCCGACTACGTGAAAAAGGGCCAGCCCATGAAGCCATGCGCCTCGGTCGGCACGGCGGGCAAGCCCCTGGGGATCACCGTGCATAACACGGACGACATTAAGGCGGCGGCGGGCACGAATGCCGCCGAGCAGTATTCTCGCGCCACATACAACGGCAACATGCGCGGCGTGGTGGTGCATTACTACGTCTGGAAGGGCGAAATCTGGCAGACCCTCCGGCTCGACGAGCGCGGCTGGCACGCAGCGGACGGAAAAACCCGCCGCGCCGGGCGGCGTCCGGGGCAGCGGATCGGCGGCAATCTGGACACCATCGCGATTGAGGCCATCGGCCCGCATGAGGAAACCACCAAGACCACGGCGCTCCTGTGCGCCTGGCTCTGCCAAGAGTTCGGCCTTGACCCGGCCCTCGACATCTGGCAGCATTGGGACTTTTCCCGTAAGAACTGCCCGCTGTACATCCGGCCCCGGTGGAGCGAGTTTGTGTCGTCGGTGCAGGGGCACATGGGCGGCGCTGCGCCCGCCCCGGCTCCGGCTCCCGTCCCGGCCCCCGCGCCGGGCGAGATTGCCCATACCGTAAAGCAGGGCGACACCCTGTGGGCCCTCGCGGTGCGTTACCTGGGCGACGGCCAGAAATGGCCTTTGCTTCAGCAGCTTAACGGCGGTATCGACCCCCGCAAGCTGCGCATCGGCATGGCCCTGAAAATTCCCACCAAGGAGGCGAAAAACCCATGACCGCGAACATTATTATAGCTGTTTGCACGGCCATCACCACCGCCGCCACCGCGTGGCTGGCGGTACACAAAGCGAACCAGCTTTCCATGTATCGCATCGAAAAGCTGGAGGAAAAAGTGGCCGTCCATAACGGCCTTGACCGGCGCATCGTCGCGCTGGAGGCCGAAGTCAAATTTCTGCGGGAGGGCGGCGGGAAGAAATGACCCTCAACATCATAATGGCATCAGTCACCGGGGCGGCACTCGCCTCCCTGGTGGCTGTTTTGCTATCCCGGCAAAGGCCGAAGAAAAAGAAAAAGCCGGAGCAGACCCCCCTCGAATTTAGCAAACGCATCTTCATCGGGCTGGCCGTGCAGGTCGGCATCGTGGCCGTTTTTGTCTGCACGGTTGCCTGGCGCACCGAGGATATGTCCGTCACGCAGGCTCTTGTGGACAATGCTTTCGATTTGCTGAAAATCGGCGTGGTTTCCTACTTCGGCAAGGCGGCGCTGGAGAATCGCATTAAGCTAGCGCATTTCTATCCGAAGCTAAAAAACGAAATTTTTAGGGAAGGGGGCGGCGGGTCGTGAACCTGATTGAAAAAGAAAAAATCCGCTACTGGCGCGGGGAAGGCCTGGGCTACAAGGCAGTGGCCGCCAAGACCGGCCTCACCGAAAACGCGGTGAAGGGCTATTGCAAGCGCCAGGGCCTCATTGGGGAGGCCGCGCCGGACACGGTTTGCCGCCAGTGCGGACAGCCATTGGAGGGGACGGAGCGCAAGCGCTTCTGTGGCAGCGCCTGCCACAACCAGTGGTGGAACGCCCGCCCCTATCTGCGCGATTCGCAGCCCAAAAACCGTCGCGCCTGCGCCCATTGCGGCACGGAATTTTTTAGCGACCCCGGTAGAAATCGCAAATACTGCGGCCACCCCTGCTATGTGGCCCACCGATTCGGAGGGAAATCTTCATGACAAAAGAGCAATTCGACCGGGAGAAAACCTACCAGGCGGCCCTCGCCGTCGCCCGCGCCATGCACTCGCAGGGCGTGATTGATGATGGCGACTTAGACAAAATGGAGGCCCATTTCTGCCGTAAATTTTGTCCTTTGACAGGGGCTCTAACCCTTGATGCATAACGATTTTCAGGGTAAGATGTCAGCCACACCAAACATAGAAAGGGATGAAAATGCAATGAAAATCACCAGAATCCAAGCGCCGCCCAAGCCCCCGGAGCGCAAGCGTGTGGCTGCCTACTCCCGCGTCAGCGACGGCAAGGACGCCATGCTGCGCAGCCTCTCGGCCCAGGTGAGCTACTACAGCGCGATGATCCAGCGCAACCCCGAGTGGGTCTACGCGGGCACCTACGCCGACGAGGCCCTCACCGGCACGAAGGACAGCCGCCCGGAGTTCCAGCGGCTCCTCGCCGACTGCCGGGCCGGAAAGATCGACCTCGTGCTCACGAAATCGGTTTCTCGCTTTGCCCGGAACACGGTTGATACCCTCGCAACCGTCCGCGAGCTCCGGCACTTGGGTGTCGACGTTTTCTTCGAGGAACAGGGCATCCACACCCTCAGCAGCGACGGCGAACTGCTCCTAACCCTGCTGGCGTCCTACGCGCAGGAGGAGAGCTATTCCACCAGCGAAAACTGCAAGTGGAGAATCCGTAACGACTTCAAGGAGGGAAAGTCCACGCCCTGTAAGGTCTACGGCTACACCCGCGACTATGAAATCATCCCCGAGGAGGCCGCCGTGGTCAAGGGCATTTTCGCCGACTATCTCGGCGGCATGGGGGTGCTGGCCATCCGAAAGAAGCTGCTGGCCGGGTGCATGAATTTCTCGGTCAACACCCTGCGGCTGATGCTGCGCAACGAGAAATATGCCGGAAACCTGCTCTTGCAAAAGACCTTCACGCAGGATCACCTTTCCAAGCGTCGCGTCAAAAATGAAGGCCAACTTCCGCAGTACCTGGTCGAAAACAACCACGAGGCCATCATTGACCCGGCGATGTTCGAGGCCGTGCAAACGGAATTTGCCCGGCGCACCGCCGCGCAGCATCGGGCCGCTCCGCCGCCCGCCGAGGGCTACACCTTTACCGGCCTGATCCGCTGCGGGATATGCGGGGCCGCCTACCGGCACAAGATCGCGGGCTCCGCGCCCAAATACAAAAAATCCACTTGGATTTGCGGCACCTACAACACCCTGGGGAAGGCCCACTGCGCGTCACAGATGATCCCCGAGGACATCCTCACCGCCAAAACCCAGGAGGCAGGAGGGTTCGCGGGCCTGAAAGAAATCCAGGTGCCCGGCCCGAACCTGCTTCTTTTTATCTACGAGGACGGGCGGCGGGTGGAGCTCGCCTGGGCGCACACGCCACGCAGCCAAAGCTGGACGCCTGAAATGCGTGTGGCCGCAAGGCAAAAATCCAAAGATCGGAGGGCAGGACAATGACCATTACAATGATCCCGGCCAAAAGCCAACTGCCCATCCACGTCATGAGCGTGGCCGCCCGGCGCAGGGCGGCGGGATATGCCCGCGTGAGCACCAACGAGGAGGAGCAGCAGAACTCCTACGAGGCCCAGGTGGATTACTACACGAAAATGATCCAAGGCAACCCCGAGTGGGAGTTCGTGGACGTGTACACCGACGAGGGCATTTCCGCGACGTCCACCAAAAAGCGCGACGGCTTCAACCAGATGGTCGAGGACGCCCTGGCCGGGCAGATTGATTTGATCATAACGAAAAGCGTGAGCCGCTTCGCCCGGAACACCGTGGATAGTTTAAGCACCATCCGCAGGCTAAAGGAGGCCGGGGTGGAAGTTTGGTTCGAGCGTGAGAATATCCGCACCTTCGATTCCAAAGGCGAATTGCTCATAACTATCATGAGCTCCCTGGCACAGGAGGAGAGTAGAAACATCAGCGAAAACGTCCAGTGGGGGAAACGCCGCGCCTTTGAGGCAGGCAAGTTTTCCTTGCCTTACAGGCAGTTCCTGGGCTACGAAAAGGGCGAGGACGGTAAGCCGGTGATCGTCGAGGAGGAGGCCGAAATCGTGCGGCTGATCTACCGTCTGTTCCTCTACGGCAAATCTGCCAGCCATATCGCGAACCTGCTCACCGCCGAGGGAATCCCCACGCCGGGCGGGAAGGCGCAGTGGCGTTCCAACGTGGTGCTGTCCATCCTGCAAAACGAGAAATACGCCGGAAACGCCCTGCTCCAGAAGGGCTATACCACCGACTTCCTTTCCAAGGCCCAAAAACGCAACGAAGGCGAGATTCCACAATTCTTCATTGAGGATTCACACCCCGCCATCATTGAGCCTGAGTTCTTCGAGCTTGTACAGCATGAATTTCAGCGCCGGGCCGCCTCCGGGCAGACCACCATCAGCACCCACCCGCTTTCGTGCAAAATCTTCTGCGCCGACTGCGGCGGGCTCTACGGCCCCCGCGTATGGCACAGCACGTCGCAATACCGCACCGTGATCTGGCAGTGCAATCACAAGTACACCAAGGGTGCGAAATGCCCCGGCCCGGTCGTGAAAGAGGAGCAGGTGAAAGCGGCGTTCCTCGCGGCCTTCAACCAGAGAATAGACGACCGGGAGGCCATTTTCGCCGCCTACGACGAAGTGCTCACGGAGCTCACTGATACATCGGCTCTGGACATCGAAGCAGCCGCGCTCACGCAAGAAAGCGAAGTAGTGGCCGAGCTCACCCGCAAAGCCGTGGAGGAGAACGCCCGCGCCGCGCTGGATCAGGACGAGTACAACGCCCGCCGCGACGCCCTGCTCGCCCGCTACGCCGCCGCCACCGCACGGCAGGCCGAAATTGAGGCCGAATGCACCCAGCGCCGCATGAAGCGGGCCAACATCACCCACTTCCTGCGAATCCTCAAAAAGCAGGAAAATCTCGTGACCGAGTTCGAGGAGGAGCTTTGGTATATCACGGTGGATAAGGTGCTGGTTTACCCGGACAGGCGGCTCTCGTTCATCTTCCGCGACGGCGCGGCGGTAAGCGTGTGAAGCGCGCTCGTGTGAATGAGTGTGAACGATAGTTCACACAGCAATTCACTGCGTACCGCTTGAAAAGTAAGACAAAAGCCGCAGGCCCTAACGGGAACCTGCGGCTTTTTTGCATTTTACAGCAGATATTTTTCCGTTTGATTGTTCGGAGAATCTAGAAAAAATAAGGGCACCGTTTGATTGTTTCAAATGGTGTCCTTATATATGTGACTAGACGTTGATATGGCTACAATGCATCCGCTGGTGCAAATCGCTTTCTTTGGTGCATATACACATCAGTTCCCGGTTTTCAATGCCCATCGCACGTTTTTTCCTGATCCAACGCGCTCCACCAACCCGGCTTTTTCCAGCACCTTCAAATCGTTCAGGATGGTGCGGGACGTAACCTGGAGGAGTTGCGCGAGTGCTGCGGATGATGTAACCTTGCCGCCATCTGTGATTTCTTTCAGAACACGCTGTTGGCGTCCTTCGCTTTCTTTTGCGACAGCTTTTAAGTCACTATCATCCAGTTGCAAGATTTCATATGGATCCACGCAGTTTTTGTAACTCACGTCCTCTGGGTTAAACAATTGTTGCACTTGTTGTCCAACTCGACCGGGCTTTAACAACTCTGCCTCTGTTCTTTTGCTTTCAGGCAACAGAGTATCTATGACGCGCGCCAGCGCGTGCAACAGGTTGCTGGAAGAGTAGTCTTCGCTTGATTTGGCATGATAGTATTGTAGCAGCGCGTAGAGACGAAGTCGTTCGTCATCGGAAGGGGGAATGCAACTAGTGCCATCTTGCCCGTATGAGAAAGGCGCGTCCATAGACGGAATCGCTAGATAGGGCCTGTAAGCGAAGCCCAACACCTCGCTTTCCGGTATTCGGTTGCCCTCGCTATCTTTCGGAGGATCCGGTATTGAATGTGCATAGTGGCAGGCACCTGCACACGGTTTTTGTTTTCTGCCGGTTGGGTCAACATATCGATGGCACAGGTCTGAATTTGCGTCTTTTCCCCCGCGCATTTCACCCAAGCAATAATTGCGAACTCCTGGGGTTGGTGGTCTTTTTCTGTGACAAGCAACCAAATATGCGGATGTTCATCTTTATTCAGAGGGAACCGCTCCTCTTTTGCCTCTCTATAATAACACAGCACCTCGGTAGCGATGCCGGGGTTAATCTATTTTCATCCGAAGGGGTTTCACCATGTCCTGCCTATTAAAATTCAACTGGGTCAAACTGCCCCGCAACACCCTGCCGCCCGGCAAGGGCCTAATGGGCGCTTGGGCGCGACTGGCGGCTCGTGCAGCATTCCGCCCCGGGCAGGCCAGCTATTGCGGCTACCGCAACGACGTGGAGCTGGCCTCATGGGTCGGGGGAATTGTCGGTTTGAAAAGTATTCTTGGTATCAGCAACCGCGAGAAAGCGCTGGCGATCATAGTTCTTCAAAAAAATTGCCAAAACCCTTGACAAACGAGCCAAAACAGGCTATACTAATCTTGCAGTTACTAACTATGCAATTAGTAATCGGAGGATAAGCAATGTTTG